CTCAAACGATTACAACGACACGCTTTTGGTTTACAACACAGCCCTTGGCGCATTTGAAGGAACTTGGAGTCCACAGGTAATGCAGTTTACGCTTACTAACTTTAATCAAGAAGGTTCCAGAGCAATGTTCAAGAAGACAAATGGAATTATTGATAAGTATGCTGGCTACAAGTCTCCAGCTGGAACTACAAGTGATGACTATAAAGATGCTGGAACTACATACGAATCATATGTTCGCACTAAAGACTTTAATTTTGGTGACCCTTTTTCGTTGAAATACGGAAGTCATTTTGAAGTTATCTTTGACAACTCATTTTCAAATGATGCAACTATTTCAATTCAGCGAGATACAGACGTTGGGGATATTGATGTTCAGTCAAATATTGACATTTCAAGTTCAGTATTAACACTTCCATTTGTGTTGCCAGCCGTACTTCCAACATCAGTCAAAAAGAAACTTGCAGCAGACTTGCGCAAGTATGAGAAGTGGCGGTTGCTTAATATCAAGATTTCTACTCCAGCCAACAAGATGGCAATTCGCCAAATCACGGCTGCGGCAAATCCGGATACAATCCAAATTCAACAGACAATATGAGTGACTTGCCTTGCAATAGTCCTAGAAGGACACCAGGCGAGCGGAAGAAGTTTGTTGTACGCGCCTGCCAGAATGGTCAGTCCAAGACCATTCGATATGGCGATCCTGACATGAAGATCAAGAAGAGTAATCCTGATCGTAGGCGTAGTTTTAGGGCTAGGCATGGTTGCGATTCAAATCCTCCGAGCAAAATGACTGCTAGGTACTGGTCTTGCAAAAACTGGTAACATGACAGCGATTGAATACATTGAGAAAAGCGGTGTTCCGGAAGGCATGTGGCATAATCTGCCCGAATGGTTTGGATGGTTTGAGAGGCAGGATATGGTTGGGATTGTAAGGGATGGAGATGAGATAGCTGGAGTAGCATTGGCTAGGTGCGTAAAAGATGGGCAAAAGCCTAATCATTATGTGCATAGCGAGGATGGTGAGAATGTATTTGTGGACTTGACGATCTCCTCAAAAGGTGCTAAATCCTTGAGATGCTTGCTGTTGCTCCTATTGGAGCGTTTCGGTCCTCGCAAGCGGATCACTTTCAATCGTTCCGGTAAACCAAAGGAGTATGATTACATGAAGTTTATGAGAAAGGCATTGCGCTAATATGGGCGGAAGTCCTAAAATTCCAGCACCACCTCCTCCGCCAGATCCGGCAGCGGTAGCGCAGGCCAATGCAGATGCATACAAGAAAAATGTTGAGACTTACATTGAAAAGGCTCCAGAGATGGCAGCCCTTGAGAACAAGCTTCGTATCCAGTACATGCCTCAACAGCGTGCCTTGGAAGGACAGCTTTCGGCACTTGACCAGAGAAATGCTACCCTATCCGCACTCCAATTAGAACGTCAATATGGCGGTCAGAGAACGCTTGAAGGATTGCGCAGGAACTACGAAATGAGTCCGCAGGCGTATGCCCTAAATAGAGGTCTTGGCAATCAGATGACTCGCCAGTTTGAGCGTCTTTATGGAACGTCACCATTCCAATCCGTAGAACAGAATGTAGCAATGAACCCAAGGTCGATGCCTCCGGTTGATTTTTACGGCACGATTGGAACGAATGTTTCAAATCCTACTTTTAGCACGGGAACTAAATAATCATGGCTATTCTTGATAGGAATACAGGTTTGTATTACGGATATTCAGTAGATGCCGATGGAAATATAAGTCAAGCATCTTGGAACGGACAAAAATCTACTGGATATGACAATCAAATAATCAAATATAATAAGGAAAAAAATGATTATCCATACAATTCAATTGCTGAAGCAACCAATGCGTCAAATGCAATAATTAAAAAGAAGCAAGACGAATCAATAGCAAATCTTCAAAAGACATACGAGCAAAGGCTTGCTGATGTTACTAGCCAAGAAAATACCAGAAATTCCCTTGCTGAACAGATTGCTGGTCTTGCTGGTAGGGGTAACTATGTGAATCAGCCACCTGTTGCAGAAATGATGCCACAAGGTGCGCCTATTGGCTTATCCGCTGACAGAAATTACGGTGCTTCTGATTTGTCCACAAAATTAAACTTTCAAGTATCCGATCAGCAGATATTGGACGATTACAATAATAGCAAGATTGGAAGACTTAATTCAGTTGTTGATCGCGGAAACGCGCAAATCGCTGGAATCCAAGAACGTCTTAATGCTGCGCAGACCTTACTAGACCAACTTCCTTCCGGTGATGCTCGGCGTGAGTCAAGCCAAGTTTACGTCAATCAATTGAAGTCAGACCTTACGAGCGTGCAGGGAGCGGTTACGGATGCAACAAATCAGATTAAGGATTTTAAGCCTATTGCCTACGGATCTCCAGAGGCATCGAGCCAGATCACTTCTTTCCGTGAATACTTGCAGTTGCCGGAAGAGAAGGCCACGCAACAACTCCGCCAGATTGATCCAGAGTCCTACAAGACTGCTGTTGGACTTGGCCGTCAATATCGCCAGATGGCAACCCAGCCTCTTGGCGCAACCACCACACAACAGACAGAGGATCTTCGCAATACAATTGAACAGGAGGCGATGAATCAGCTTCGTCTTGGTTCAACTCTTGGTGCGGAAGAACGGCGTGGATACGAGCAGGCTGCAAGGGCAGCACAGACAGCCCGTGGTAACGTGTTTGGTCTTGGACCGGCAGTACAAGAAGCAGCGCAGATCGGCGCAGCGGGAGAAGCTAGGAAACTTGCTCGATATGGTGCGGCACAGCAGTTCCTTGGTTCTGGAGAAACAACCGGAGCGGCAGCAGCCAGAGATTTGGCATTGCGTGAAGGATTACAGCAGAATCGCCTTGGTGCAGCCGCCAACTTTATTGGTGGTGGTCCTTCGCTTTATAACTTGGGACAAGCCAGAACAGCAGCACAGCAGAGCCAATTCCAGAACTACATCAATGCAAACCAAGCCAATCCTGGGCAGTTTGCGCAGGCACCAAGTACGGCTGCTAATTTCTACCAGGCTGTTGATCAATCTGTTCCAGTTGGACTTACAAATGCATTTAATGATCTTTACAGGTCGCAGGCTGGATATTTGTCAAGCACATACGGAGCGCAAGTTGGCGCGCAAGCTTCGACATATACATCTCCATCAAGAGCGTTTGGAAATATAGCAAGCGGTCTTTCTGGATTTACAGGATTATTTGGTGGTCCTGGTAGCAACGCATTCTTTAGGGGATAATTTATGCCAGCATTAACAGCAGAAGCTCGCGCCTATGATCAGGCGTATCAACAGATGAAATCAAATCAAGCAATCAAGTCACAACTTGAAATGCAAAAGTTGCAACTTGATCTTCAGAAATCAATGAATGAAAATCAATTGCTTACTCCCAAGGGCAGAGCATCAATTGCCGCTGAAAATGCAATTACGCTTGAACAAATGCGTCAGAATGAACAGGGTGTTGATATTTCAAGGACACCTAATGTTCCAGGCAAAAGCTTGATTGACATGAGCAAGGAAGAGAGTCAAAAGCTTATTAATCAAAGGGCAAATCAAGCGTATGTGGCTGCAATTGAGAATTATCTTTTAGATAAATCAATTCTTCCAAAAGCAAAATATGAGGCAGGTGGAGTTTCTGGAGAAGCATTACTTTCTCAAGCTTCGCAGACTCAATCAAATGTGCGCCGTCAAGTATATCAAAACGATTACAATGATTTTTATGACATGTATCTTCATGCTGGACAATCTCCACAAGTTGCACATGAGAATGCCGTAACAGCAGCTGGACAGAAGCAAATGAAGGCGGATAGTTCTGGTAAGGTGACAGTAATGCTTCCAAATTTTGGATCACTTACAACAACTCCGGAAAAGCTTAATAAGCTTTACAATGCTCCGGATACACCGGAACCAGTAAGAAATGCAATTGGAACACAATGGGCTGGCGAACAAAAGAAGGCAAGCGGATCTGATTGGGTAAGAAATAAGCTTGGGTACTAATATGGCGGAATTTTCATCCCGCCTTCCTGGTCAACAGGACGCACAGCCAAATAGCGGTTTTACATCTAAATATGTTCCAACTCAAGCGGCACCAGAGCCTATTGAGCCTCCAGCTTGGGAAGAAATTAAGCAATCTGAAGATTACAAGAAACTAACCTATCCGGAACAGGTTAACCTGGCTCGTCAATGGGGTGACGAAACCAAGCAGTATGCTTCAAGGTTTGAAGATCACACTCCTGAGCTTGATGCCCAAATTGATGATTTTGTAAATAAGAAGGCAGTTGATGTTCCAGCAAGCGTAAAGGCTGCTGCTGCCACAGCAGGACTAATTAAGGGGTCTGCTGGAGTATTGGGTGGTATTGCTGGACTTACTGTTGGTGCGGCTACTGGCCCATCAGCACCAGTACTTGCCCCCGCGCTTGCCGTTGGTGGTGCTGTTGCGGCAAGTGGTATGGCCGAAAAAGGATTACAGAAATATTTTCCAAATGTTGCAAGAGCTGAAAAATTTGCACCAGGGTATGAGACTGCTGGTGAATTAGCTCCGGCAGCAATTACTGGCGGAATAGGCGCAAAGCAACTCTACACATCCGGAAGAACTTTATTTGCTGAACTTGGGGCAAAAAAAGCAACAGAGGAAATGGGTAAATACGCTGGGAAGGCAGCAGTTTCTGGAGCGGGAGTTGGTACAGTTGCAAGACTCGCAACTGGCGGTGAAGTAACTCCAGGTACAGTTGCGTCAGATGCATTGTTTGGCGTGCTTTATTCCGGACTTAATGCGAACACAAGAGTTAAGGGTTATAATTTTGAAGAATTTAAGGATCTTAATTATAGGGTAAAGAATGGTTCTGCAACTCAGGCAGAGTTTGCAGATTGGAAGAACATTCTTAATGAGGCACAGAATGTAAACGCAAAAGGTATCCAACGCGCAGAAAGAACTACTGTTGATCTTGGAAGAAAGAATGTCCTAGATAGGACAAGGTTCCAACAAGGCGAACAGCCAGTAGAAGTTAAGCCATACTACGAACCGCTTCCGTCTGCACCTACAACTCCATCTACAGAGATTGAACTATCACGCCAGCCACAGCCGCGCCAAATGAAACCGGCAACTGTTGTTACTCCGGAGGCCTTGCCTGAGTCCGGAGTTCGCGGAAATGTTCGCGGGACACAGGCTGACACGGCAGAGATGCAGAGGCGCGGTATTCCTACCAACATCCAGGCCG